AATACTATGACCATGAGTTTGAAAGTAGGGATGGTTATGCTTATATTGTTAATAGTAAAGATGCAATCCCTGTTAATGTATATATGGGTGTTGATTTAGCTTATGAAGCTACTGAGTCAAGTGACTATCAAATAATAATGGTTATTGGTATAGATAGTGATAGAAATATCTATGTAATAGATTATATGAGAGAACATATTCCTCTGTATGATATGCCAGAACAAATACTTGAGTACGCTAGAGAGTTTTCACCTGTAAAGCGTGTTAATGTTGAACATGTTGGTGCTCAAGGTATAATCAAAGATGCTGTAAATAGTTTGTCTTCTAAAGAGAGGAAGGTTGCTCCGGGTATAGCACTAGGTGTAAGACCTCCAAGTGGTATAAAAAAAGAAGATAGGTTAGAATCTTTACTAGCTCCTATAGTAAATCGTAAAAAAATGTTTATAAAAAGAAGTCATACTACATTGATAGATGAGATGTTTCAATTCCCTAAAGGTAAAAATGATGATATACTAGATGGGTTATGGTATGCAGTTAATAAAGCAAGACCTCCTGTTAGTAAAAGATTTGATGCCGTAGATTTTTTAGAAAACAATACTCCTAAAAATGTAAAGAGAACAGCGAAGAGAGTTATATCTTGGGTTACTGGTCAAAAAATATAAAATAATACTTGCATCATATAAAATAAATTTAGTATATTACAAGCTAAAAAGGAAGGTGTACCTATTTCTAGTATAAGAGAGTTAGAAAAAAACGAACTGCAACAATCTGAAGTTAATAGACAACTTTGGAGAATGTGGAAGGATGCTAGGTCTGAGTGGGATGTAGAGGCTAGAGATTCTGTAGATTTTTTTCTTGGTAATCATTATTCACAAGAAGAGTCAGATGCGTTAAGAGCAGTTGGTCAAGGCGATTTTGTTATTGACCGAGTATATGCTGCTATAGAAAAATTAAAATCCTTATTAACATCTAGGTCTCCTAAGTATAGTGCAGTAGGTAGAGAGGATTCAGATAGTAGAATATCTAATGTTTGGAGAACTGTACTTGAATATATATGGGATATTTCAGATGGAGACACTCAATTTAAACAAGCTGTTCATGATTATGCTACAGCAGGTATGGGATACTTGTATGCATACATTGACCCAGAAGCTGATTATGGAAGAGGTGAAGTTAAGTATACATACTTAGACCCTTTTAGAGTTTATATAGACCCAGCATCAAGACATAGATATGCTGATGATGCAGCTGGTATTATTCTTTCAACAATATTAACAGAAGACCAGTTAGTTAATATGTATCCTCAAGTAGAGCCATATATTGAGCAACTTGAAACTTATTACGACGAAGAAGATTATCCATCATCTGGAAGAAAAAACTCATCGCAGTCTTTTACACCAGATACAACTTATGAAACAGAATACAATAGAATTAATAAATATAGAATACTAGAAAGATTTACAAAAGTTAAAGTTCCTTTCTATAGAATATTTAATAAGCAAGATGGTTCTGAAGTAATATTAGATATTGAAAAATATAATTTATTTTTAGAATCTGAAAACGCACAGCTACTTATTGAAGCTGAAATGATAGAGATTGTAGAAGTAACACAAACAAGAATTAAAGTCTCAGCAACAGCAGGTAATCTATTGTTGTATGAGCAAATATTAAATACAGATATATACCCGATAATACCAGTTCCTAATATATGGACAGGAACACCTTATCCAAAATCTGATATATCAAAAGTAAAAGATTCACAAAGACTTTTGAACAAACTTTTCTCTCTCACTCTCTCACACGCTCAAGCTTCTGCCGGACTTAAGTTGATGGTTCCAGAAGGGAGCGTAGATGATTTGGGGCAGTTGGAGCAGGATTGGGCAAGACCCAATGCTGTTATACCATATAATCCCGAGTTCGGTGCACCCCATTTCCCTGCCCCACAATCATTGTCTGGAGAGTTTTACAATTTAATGAGTAGAATAGAACATTACATAGATTTAAGTTTTGGTATCCCAGAGCTTATGCAAGGATTTAAAGAAAGTGCACCAGAAACTGTTCGTGGAACAGCTATGCTTGCAGAAATGGGTGAGACTAGAGGTAAGTCTAAATTAAGGGATATCGAAGGAAGTTTGACAAGGCTAGGTAAAAGTATTTACAATCTAGCCAAGGGTCATTACACTTACGCAAAGACGTTTAGAGTTGTACAGCCTAATAATGATATTACTGAATTTACAGTAAATATGTATGACGATAAAAGTCAAGAAGTTAATGCTATCACAAATGACATCACGGTGGGGCATTATGACGTGAGAATCATATCCGGTTCTACATTACCTTCAAACAGGGCAGCAGAATATCAAATGTACCTTGAAGCGTTTCGTATGAATCTGGTAGACGATGTCGAGGTTTTAAAGAAAACTGAAATCTTTGACAAAGAAGGTGTCTTACAGAGAAAGGGTCAAATGGCTCAAATGCAATCTTATATTCAACAACTCGAAGGGCAAGTTAAGAAACTTAGTGGAGACCTCCAGACAGCAGAGCGTGAAACGCTTAATTCTAGAAAGAGAGCTGAAACTGAGAAGTTCAAAAGCAGGCTTAATGAAATTCAAAATGATACCAAGTTTAAAAGCAAGGTTCAAGTTGATAATCTAAAAAGAATTGTTGATTCAGAGACGCAGGCTGTAAGCTAATGAAAATAGAAGTAGTGGGAATGTTACCCGGTTCTGCTTTTATAGACATCTTTAATTAGGTGATGCTAAATTAAAAGAAATCGGAGAAGATAATGGAAAACACTATACACGAAGATACTACAATAGAAGGCGTGGAAGGCAAAGTTTTAGAACAACCTGTTGAGCCAGAACAAGTTGGTGCTGATAACACAGAAAGTCAACCTGTAGATGATGCTAAAAAGTTTCAATCTATGTATGATAAAAAATCAGCTGACTATGATAAGCTTAATAGGGAAGTGGAAGAACTTCGCAAGTATGAACAACTAGGAAGAGTCTTAAATGAAAGACCGGATGTTGTTGATGCTATGAGAAACACTTTGAGTGGTAAGAAGGCTAAAGAAGAAGCCCCTAAGGTAACAGAAGAATCTTTTGACCCTTGGGAAGCTTATTATAAGCCGGGTTCACCTTCATATGAAATGAGGGTGCAACAAGAAAAGGCTGTTGCCCAGCAAGCTGTTCAAGAGCAGATGGCAGGGTTTCAGCAACAGATGGCGATTAACAACCTTAAGCAAGACCTAGCTTCTAAGCATGGTATTACAGACCCAAATATGGCTGATGATTTTATAGAATTTGCAACAACACCAAGGGAAAATCTTCCTTTAGATATGTTAGTAGATGTTTATAGAAAGCATAAGGGTGGTCAAGAAAAAGTATCACAAAATTTAGAAGCTGTTCAAAAGACTAAGACTATTCCAACTTCGGCTGGTGTGGTTCAAGGTTCTGCTCCAGAACAACCTAATGAATTAGAGGATGTGTGGAAAGGTGTTATGAGCATGTCGAATAGAAAATCAATATAACAAGGAGTCCTAAATGCCAACTTACAATGATGGAATTGTAAAAGTTGGAGACCCGGGTTCAGCCGCTTCTGGCTATCATACTCGTCGGTTATTCAACTTCTCAGACCGTGTAGCGGACTTGGCTCCAGAAGAATCACCATTTTTCGTGTATCTTTCAAAGGTAGCTAAAGTTCCCACAGATGACCCACAATTCCGATTTTTAGAAGATAGAACTAAAATCTCCATGACTGACCGTTCTTTCTTACTTAATGGAGATGTAACTGTTCCAGCAGCAGGTTTAACTGCAGTCTATAATATAGATGGAGCAACAGTTGATTGGTTACTTAAAGGTATGGTAGTAGCCGTAGGTCAAGAAACTGCCGCCAACGCCCCAAATACAGTAATTCTTAGAGTTGAGTCTGCACCAGAAAGTGGTCAGCTAACAATGAGAACAATATCTGGTTCTGATGGTGGAGTTAACATTGACAATGCTAAATGTACAGTAATTGGTACTTCATTTGCAGAAGGTTCTGGAGCACCAGATGTATTCTCAGAAGAACTAGATACTGACTTTGGTTTAACTCAAATTTTTAAAACAGCATGTGAAATGTCTAACACAGCTAGAGCTACAAGATATCGTGGTTACGCAGATGAGTTCCAAAGAATTTGGAATAACAAGCTTCGTGAGCATAAGGTTGATATTGAAAGAGCTATGTTGTTTGGGCAACAAGCAACTGTCGGAGGTATTCAGTATACCGAAGGTATTTGCGGTCATGTTATTAAAAATGGAACTCCAAATACAGGAGATACAGCATTGAGTTATAGTGCTGGAGCACCATACTTTCGTAGTTCAGCGACTAGTGAATTAACATACGACAGAATCTTATCTGATTTTGAAGTTGTATATGACCCAGCTCGTGGTGGAACAGATTCAAAGTTAGCTCTTGCTAGTATGCCTGTTCTTTCCTTTTTTAATAAATTAGGTAAAGACTCATTCTTACATGGTTCAATGTCTTATAATACATCAAATCAACCACCAGCAACAACGGCACTAAGTAGTTCTGCGTTGAGGTATAACATGGAAGAAAAGCAAGGTTCTTATGGACATAGAATACTTTCTATTGAAACTATTCATGGTACAATGAACTTAGTTAAAGAGCCTCTATTTAGAGGTTTTGCTTCTGGGTTTATGATGATGATTGATATGGACAATGTCGCTTATAGACCATTGGTTGGTAATGGAGTTAATCGTGAT